GACCAAATCAGCAAAAATTTCTGTGTATTCTTCCGGGATTGCCCACCCAAGCTGATCAGCGTAAATGGGAAGGGTGGTGATTGCCACACACAGCAAGGTCAGGCCCACAACGAACGTGGCAACCTTCAGCCCGGAATTGATCATTTTCTGTTTGTCGAAAGGCTGAAGCAAAACCTTGATGTTGTAGTAAAGGGAAAAGGCTACATTGGACAGGTACGCACACAGGAAGATCAGCATAGCCCACCCAATATTGATCAGGTTGTTCAAAACAGCGTTCAGCATGGTTCAAATCTCCTTTGCATCGTTATAAATTTCAGGGCCGTACAGTTTTCGAAGTTTAATCCGGTTTTCGGCCTTGGCTTTGGAATAGTAAAACCCGGTTGCGGTTGCCAATTCTGCGAATACGGCGGGGATCAGATAGGCCAGCGGTTCAAGGTTTTCCGTGCGCCAAATCATAATAAGGGTGAAGGCCGTAACCCCAACGGTCACGGCCCCTACCACATACAAGATCAGTTTGGAAAACTCCCGCTTTGGCTTTTTGGTTCGTCTGCTCATTCTTCCGGGGGATCGGTGGGCAACTCCAAGAATTTTCTGTGAAGATCGTCCATCACCCCATTCACCCCCAAAGAATGATACTGCTTCCAGCAATTTTCAAAATTATCCCGTGCATAGATCGGGGCATAGCCTTTTTCGGAATACTTATTGAAATCGCTGATCATCTGCGCCCGAAGAAGGGCCTGAATACCGGCCTTCAAAGCCTTGGAATCCTCGGTGTTATGCTTGATTTGGCTCCACAGGTATTTGAATACCGCCAAAATCAAGGTGGGAACACCAATCAAGCACAACACCTGATAAATTGTCATGGCTTTCCCCTCCTGTCAGGCCCCAATCAGGGCGGCAATGTGGCGCAAATCTTCAACGGGGCCGTTATAGAAGTCGAAGTTCCAAATCCAATGTTCTTCCTGATCCGGGCGCTTGTACTTCTGACAAAGGGCATCTTCCCAAATCTTCCCCCACCGGGCCTGATACCCGGCATCACGCTTTTCCAGCTTGGGAATGATCCGGTTCAACAGTTCGCCCCGTTCCTGTCCCATGCCATCATCATTCTGTGTGAAGAAGTCATAGGCGTTTTGGCTGGTGGCCGAACACACCGGAAGATCATTCAGGATCAAAAAACCACCCTGACCATTCAGGGTGGTTCCATACGGAATGTTCACTTGTCCGCAAATCGCCTTGAACCTTGCCCGTTTACGGCAAACATAGGTTTTATACTCCATCCGTGCTTTCCTCCCACCCGTACACACCGGGTTCCCACACATTGGAATCCACCGTGGAAATCCAATGCTTTTCCTTATGGCTCACCTTTGCCCCCTTGGAATAAGCGTCATGCGCTCCCACCGGTTGGCTCCATTCGGGCCATTCTTCAGCGGGATCACTCGTTTTGCTCCACAGGCTGGAAGCCGTGTCCGGTGTCCAATCCGCTTGGGAAGTATGGGCCTGAACGCACTTGTAAAGGGTTCCGTTATACCGGCGAATCTGCCCCACCGTGTAGCCAACAGGGAAAGCCCATTCAGCGAACAAATCAGCGTGTTCCGCCGCCGTTTCAGCGTCAATGCTCCCGGCTTCCGCCAAGGTTACAAAGACGATTCCACCGGCTTCCGTGGCTTTGGTAATCTCGGTTCCTGCGTCCGTTTCCTCCAAACTCACGGTTTCCAGTTCGTCCATAGCGGCACGGCCCAACAAATGGTAAGCCACACCCTCAAAAACAATGCCCGAAGCGTCATGCTCCGGGCAAAGGATGTAGCAACCATTTTCGGCTTTCTTGATGTAGTTCAGGTTCTCGGTCAGGCCGATACCGGCCCCGGCTTTGATGATTCTAAACATTGTCCACCTCCGAAAAAGATTGCATGGTAAAGCCGCCGCAACCTTAACAACCGTCCATGATCGTTGAAGTTCCGGTAATAGGCGCTTTGGCACTCCATGTATTGTTCTATGTCAAAGAAGGATCGTTTTCCCTCTTTGAACTCTTTGTGAAACAGCTTCAGCTTTCGCCTTGCCCGTTTCACTCCATCCCGGCTTCCATTCACCTTGATCTTGCCGGTTTCGGTAAGTGTGAACCGGGCTTTGCAGAACCGGAATGGCTTTGTAAGCGGGATCACCTTACACTTACGCTTGTTCACTCGGATTCCAGCGGCTTCAAATCGCCTTACAATTTCATGGCCCATCAGCTTTGCTTCATCCACCGTGGGAAAGAAAGCATAGTAATCATCCATGTAATGACCGGCGCAATGAACACGGGCCTGACACTTGATCCATTGGTCAATTTTACTTGGTAACGCCACCATTTCCTGTTGGGAAGGCTCCACGCCCAAAGGCATCCCCCGGCCCGGTGTCGGGCATGGGGAATACTGGATTACAGTATCAGCCAAGTTTTGAAGTTCAGGATTCAAAATCAATTCCCGGTGCCGCTGATATAATAGGGCGTGGGAAGCGTTTGGAAAGAACCCTTTCAAATCCAACAGCAACACAGCACCTTCCCGGCCATAGCGCCGGTAATGCCATCCAAGCTGTTGTTTGATCCGTTTGAACTGCCAATGAAGACCCTTTCCTTTTTGGCTTGCCCCGTTGTCATAGATCATGGAAGGTGAATATAGCGGGATCAGAACTTCATTGCAAAGGGTTTTGTGGATTTGTCGATCCGTAATGTGTGGGGCATCTATCGGGCGGATTTTGCCCCGTTCCCGAAGGGTGAAATGGGAACAGGCTTTGGGTTTCCATTGCTGTTCCAATACCGTTCGCCGCCGTGTTGCCGTACCAGAAAACAGGTGGCCTTCAAAGTTTTGAACACTTTGCTTCCACCGCACCCCGTTACAGCACTTTTTCCCATAGAAGAACATCTTCCGGTAGGAAAAGACTTTATTCATCGGCCCAAAGCTATTACACCGGGCCTGTTTCCGTTCCAACCGCTTTGCTTTGCGGCGCTGGAACCTTGCTTCATGCCGTTCTTGGCTTGTCATAATAAAAGTATTCGCCCCTCGTACAAATATCTTGTAGGGTGCCGTCTAAATTGCTTTGCCCTCACACATGAAATGGGATAAGGCACATTCACCCACCATGCAAGAAGCGTCCGTGTAAGGGCATCAAAGGGCAGTTTTAGGGATTGAAACCCAAGGAAGTACAACTCCTTTTACATCGGTCGTCTTTCACCTGAAAAGCCGTTTGCCTTCTGTTACTACATTTGACCGTGTATATTTGCAAAATCCGGGCCGCACACCAGCACAGTAATTGGCATTGTTATTGTTGTTGTTGCCATCCGTGTTGACATTCTGGAAATTATTGTTGTTGTTGTAATTAGGGGAACGAAGCCACCACCACACCGCCAACAGGCTCATTATCAGTTGCACACCTAATGGGAAATTATTTCTGTTTTGCTGTTACATTTTTGATCGCCCCTTTTAGAAGTTCGTTTTCTTTGTCGATCAGTTCACCCAAGTTTTGGGCCATCTTATCCAGTTTTTCCATTGCATCCTGTGACTTCACCGGGTTCCCCTTGGAAGTGGTAAAGGCCCCTTCCGGGTTCTGGTTCAGAATCAGGTAAACATGGGTCAAGCGAACATCCAGCGCCATCAGGGAAGCCCGTGCTTCAAGAAGATGGGCCTTCCTCATTTCAATGCGCTGGTTGTCCGAAGGAAAGATACTGTTGGCCTTCTCCGCATGGTCGATGATCTCACCGGCCAGCTTTGCCACCGGCTCCGCAATCAACCGGGAATACCGGGCTGAAAGACGGGTCAGGAAGTTCAGGGTTTCAACATAAATCTGATTGGCCGTGTTGATGAACTCGGCCTTGCTTGTGGTTCTCTTTTGCTTCAGGACAGACATTTTCAGTTATACCCCTTTGGGTGAATTATCGACATTGATCGTTCCTTCCGCCTTTTCCACTTCTTCCAAGTGTTTCAGAAGAACAAATTCAATGTAATTGGTAATGGATCGGTGTTCACGGGTTGCAAGCGCCCCGATCTTGTCAAAGACTTCATCAGATAGGCGCAAGGTGAAAACACGCTTGTTTGTTGCCATACAATACCCCCTTCAAACAGGCTTATGGATATTGTATGGCTGATTTTGTCCGGTGTATGCACTCAAAAGGCAGTCAAATGATAGCACTTTGCCGGAAAACCCCCATTTTCAAAAAATCGTCGG